AGTGAATTTCTGATACATCTCAAGATAATCAAGAGTCGCAACACCAGCGATAGTGTATACGTTTTCTTCTTTGCCGTACTTACGTTTCACTCTGCGATCAGTAAAGAAACGCCACGGACTGAAAGCTTTCGTTGCCGACTCACCAAGAATCTGGTTCATGCGGCGCACGAGGTAAGGAATATCGAAGAACATGATATTCCAACCAATCACAACATCTGGATATCCATTACTCCACTCGCTAAGAAACTTAGTCAGTAGCTCTTTTTCGTTATTACACTGATAGTAATAGACGTCGTTGCGCGAAGGCACATAATCGTGATATGCCCACACATAATACATTCCATTTTTTCTGAGAGTAATCGCGGTGATTTCTTGCGCTGCTACATCCGCGCTCGGGAAACCATTCTCCGAGCTCACCTCGATGTCGATATTCGCTACGTTGATTAGGTCGCGGTCATATACGATTTCGTTAGGATACTCTTCGTTAAGATACGTGTATAGGAATCGAGGCATCCCATAGATCTTGAAGTTGGTGATATCTTCATAATTCTTGATGAAGTCTTTGGCTTCACGCATCGACAAAAATTCAACAGGATCCAAACTGTTTCCACGAATGTCTTTCCACTCAGCGTTTTCACGCTTGGATGGTAGATACATCGTTGGCTTATATGGGATCTTTTCTTCGAACGCTCGGCCGCGGTCGTAACCGCGAACGAGAATGTTGTTACCGTGCTCTACTGCATTCGTGTAAAATTTTGACATAGCTTATAGTACCATAAAACTAAACAGCTGTCAAGATCCCTTTCTTAGGAAGCACAAGTCCCGAACCGAAATTCTGATTGTAAGCATTTTCGATTTGGTCATCTGGTTCGTATGTGAACATAACATTACGAGGATCTAGAATAATTTCCTTAGTACGAGCCATCGGGATGAAATCTACTAGAGCCATTTGAGCTTTGCCACCTGGACCTGGATTTAGCATTACTGCTGCTGGCTTAAGAACTCTAATCATATTGCCAGCAACACCAACTTTGCCTACGATTTCATCGCCGTTAAGCAAACGTAGCATCATGACAGTTGTATTACGATTTTCATCATTCATATTCATAGGATTAATATTCATTTCACTTCCTTACTTCGTCACGCCTTGAATCTTTTCCTGCCCTCTAGACCAAGCTGCAATACCAAGAACAGCACCCATAGCTAAGTGGAATAGACCAGCGCCTTGTAGCGTGAGTGGATTCCATTGAACAAGTGGTGTTTTAGTAAGAACTTGAGCGATGTTCCAGGCAACAGGAAATATAGCCATATCAAGGCAACATATGACCATATAGCACCAACCCATAGCTGGGCGCCATTTTTTCACCATCCAGTCTTCACTTTGTTTAGCGTTTTCTGCTTCCCACTGTTTCTTTTCCAGTTCAATCTTAGCGAGCTGAGCTGCTTCGGATAATTGAGGAGAAGAAGGAACAAATGTACGAGGCGTATTATCCACGAATGTCGAAGGGATTGCAGCTGCAGAACCTTTAGTGGCAGCTGGAATCATATCCATAGCAGGTTTAGCCGCAACTGGTTCTTCTTCTGGTGTACCAAACTTAGGCATAATATCTCCTTATGAAAAGATTTCTAGTGCTGCTTCATAATGAGATTTGCGGTCTTCGAGACCTATAGTTCCACCATTGATTTTCTTAGTTACAGTTAGGATATCACCCTTATCCGCATATTGATTTAGTTCGCGCGAGTCCCAGAACCAACCAGCACTCCATGCTGCACCTTCTTCAGTGCTTAACCATTCGGTTGCTTCTTCTAAAGGCCAGTCCATATCTTTAGCAAAAGCTTCATAATTGGATTTGCCTGTAAGTTGGATAAGCCCACGACCACAGTAGCGATAACCATCACCAGACGCTTCATCACCATTGCCCATGCGATTAGCATATACGCGATTAGCAATCTTAGCTGGATTTTTAGCAAACGCTGAAGTATCTACTCCGCGAAAATACTTTGGAAAAATAACTTTAAGACGATCAGCAGAATAGTTAAGATTTTCTTTGATAGTTCTTAATCCACCACTTTCGTGCCCAATTTGAGCAAGGAACATTGATATACGTTGTTTGTTATTGATTTCATAAAACGTCATTACATCATTGAGTGGTTCCACAAACTTATCAATGATATCTTCATTTGTGTCTTCGAAAAACTCGTTTAGTTGATCAAATGTTACTAGCGCCATAGGAAATCTCCTTTCGCGCTATTTATTAGATTTGTGGGTGTGACATAGCCTGTATCGCAAGATAGTGAATCTCGTATCTATTAATACCAATATCGGCAAGTTCTCTATCTGTCAAACTATTTAATTCGTTAACAACAGTATAATAACGACGTGTTCTTTTAAACCATTCTAGCATGCGTGTCTCCTGAAACAGATAAAGCGGGCTAGTTTCCCAGCCCGCTGCATCACGAAAATCTCAATGGGTTGTAATTAGTCGATGTTGATTTTCTTAGGTTTCTGGTTCTCAGGAATGAAATTTTCCAACCAGACCTTAAGAATGCCGTTCATCAACTCGGCGTTCTTAACTTCTACAGTATCAGCAAGAGTGAATGTGCGATTAAACGCACGCTCTGCGATTCCCTTATAGAAGTAATAAACATTAGCATTATCCATATCGCTGGCATCTTTAGTCTTACCAGCAATGGTTAGCTTACCACCATCGAGAGTTAGCTCGATGTCTGTCTTTGCGAAACCCGCAACCGCCATTTCGATAACATACTTATTATCGTCGACCTTCTTGATATTATATGGGGGATATCCAGGAAGGTTCTTACCGATACCATCCAACTGCGATGAAAGCAGCTTGAATGTCTTGTCGAAACCGACAGAGAAAGGATCGAAAGCGGCGAGTTGTGCGTAGTCGTTCTTAGTCATGTTATAGCCTCCTGTTAGGCAAGGTTAAATTAAGTGACCCATAAGGCGTCACATTTTTATTTATATCGACTATTCTACGGTACGTTTCTTACCTATATTATATTTTGCTTCGAGTTTCCACTCAGTTTTTTCTTTGTGTGCTATGATCTTTATTTGGTTTAGAGGCGCAACAATATCGTTTGTTCGTTGAGTATTTACGATATCAATCAGCTCCCATTCGGCGAGCAGATTAGCAATCGTATTACGACGAGCCATATCTTCTTCAGAAAAGTTTGTAGGCTTACCATCAAGAGCAAACAGTTCTTTAAAGTGAACGATATAGTATCGCCCCTGTTTGTGTAGGATATGGCACGATTGAAACAACACCTTATCGCGTCGAGATGCGACCCCGATACGAGTTAATGTTTCTCTAATTTTAAGGAAATCTTCTGCTGATCGTAGCTTAACTTCGACCATATTTTCAACCGATGCATTCATCCTTTTCCACCTTTGTCGAGAGCACTCTCGATCATGGTCAACTGGTCATCGGTCAATACGCGCATAGCCTGTTCCGCTTTAGCACGACCATAGCCAAAATACTCCATGATCATCTCAACGGCTGCGTCAGGTTCTTGTTTTTTCCACTTTGCGAACCTTTTACGCTTCCGCAAAGTATTTAGTAAATACTCGTATTGTTGCTTATTATCGAGCTGCGGTCGTTGGTTCATTTCGTTAGCGTACAGAACAGAGTCCTGATGATATGAAAGTGAACGGTTCGTTAGGAAAGGCTTATATCCCTTTTCCGAAAGCTCGTCGTTCTCAGAACCTCTCATCAAGTTTTTTTTAGAATAGCTGACACTATCAACATAGGTGAATGGATTACTCATTATAGAGCTCAGGATTGTCGAGCGGACCAGTCACTTGTATCTTACCTGAACGTATCTTTTTCAAGAATGTTTGCTTACGACGATTCGCGTCAATCTGTTCATCACGACAAGGTATGCAACGCTTTTCTGTTTGGTTCTTAACAACAGAATATTTATGATACTTGCTTTTAAGCTTATGATTCGTCTGACCTTCTTTAGTGAGACGATTAGGCGCACGAAGATAAAAGCTCGTGATAGAGTAGAGCTGATTACAATTCACACAAAATTTCACATTAGGTCCAGTCGTACCTTCTATGGTTACGACTTGTCTATCATTTGTTGAAAGAATAGAACGAGTTATCACAGGGACGTTGTTAGCACGATTCATCACATATTTCCCATAATATCAAAGATAGATTGAGATGCAAGCTTATTGTACTTGAACCTCACAGTCACCGGTATTTTTTTATTCCCAGCGAACACCGATGGTTTGGACCAATCGATAGTCACGTTAGGAAAATTATCAGCCCAGTCTCTAAAGATACCTTCATAACGTTCTGGGGCGATATCTACATAGTCCTGCGAATCATTCGACGTTGCAAGCCTTTTCAACTTGACGTAGGCTTTTCCCTCGCGCGCGAGCTGGAGGTAGAAGTCAACGTCTTCGAATAAGCCAATACGATCGTATCGCGCAGACTTTACTCTATCCGTATAGTGTAGCACGAACTTGCTCAGTCCACCAGAGTAATCTTTATCCGTATTGGAAAAGGCTCTCGGGTGATCGCTAATCATCGCCAAGTTATTATAGCGAGTGAATAGCTTCATAGCTTTCTTATAGAAAGCTGAGAAATCCTCAGCTGTAGCAGGCTGATTAGTGCATACACCATCTTCGTAGCGTGTGAACTTGCAGTCGTCGTCAACCATCACAAAGAATGGTTGATTAAGCGACACAGCACCATCTAGGATGATCTGTCGCTTTTCTGCGATAGGCTTATCATGTCCCATGAGTACGACGTTAGCCTTAAGAGCATCAGGCAATGAGTCGTAGGTCGTAGTCACTAAGCCACGAGTAGGGATGTAGATAGGAATCACTTGAATTCACAGTCCATCATGATTTGGGTCATACAGGCGGACATATTGATTTCCTGATCCACCACGAACGCAGCCTTATACTGATAATCCGCGAGCGCGAGCACGAGCGCGGGAATCG